CCTCACTGATGAACTGCGTAGCGAACTGGAGGGTGCTGTTGCCAATCTGGAGGTGATGCCTTCGATGCGTGCTATCATGACTGCGGGGGAAGCACTTGAACGTCAAAACATTGCAGGATATAACTGCTCTTATCTGCCTATTGATGATGCTAAGGCTTTTGACGAGGCAATGTATATCCTTCTGTGTGGCACAGGCGTGGGATTTAGCGTTGAGCAAAAGTATGTCAGCAAACTTCCTGAGATTCCATGCAAGCTGTATGATTCTGAAACTGTGGTTGTCGTTAAAGACTCCAAGGAAGGATGGGCAAAGTCCTTGCGACAGGTTATCGCCTTGCTATATGCAGGTGAAGTACCAAAGTGGGATGTATCTGGTGTGCGTGCTGCAGGAACACGGCTTAAGACTTTTGGCGGTCGTGCCAGTGGCCCAGAGCCGTTGGTCGAACTGTTCAAATATGTTGTTTCCAAGTTCAAAGGAGCAGCTGGTCGAAAGCTTACGAGCCTTGAGGCCCACGATATTCTCTGCAAAATCGGAGAAGTTGTGGTTGTTGGAGGTGTACGTCGATCCGCGATGATTAGCTTGTCTGATCTTGGTGATGATCGTATGGCTCATGCCAAGGCAGGTAGCTGGTGGGATGGCAATGGTCAACGTGCTCTGGCTAACAACAGTGCGGTGTATGATGTCAAGCCTGATGTTGGTCAATTCATGCGTGAATGGAGTAGCATTTATGAGAGTCATTCGGGAGAGCGCGGAATCTTTAATCGCTATGCTTCGGAATTGCAGGCAGCAAAGAACGGTCGGCGGGCACTTGATAAGGAATGGGGTACTAACCCTTGCTCAGAGATTATTCTTCGTCCTTACCAATTCTGTAATCTTTCTAGCGTTATTGTTCGTAGCGACGATACTCTGGATCGACTTCGCGATAAGGTACGTATTGCAACGATCCTGGGAACGTTCCAATCTACGATGACACACTTCCCGTATCTGCGGAAGGTGTGGCAGACAAACACTGAAGAGGAACGCCTCTTGGGTGTCTCGATGACAGGTATTCTCGATAATGCCTTGCTCAATAATCCTGATGATAAGTCTCTTCCTGAACGCTTGGAGTACTTGAAAGATGTGGCTGTCAATACTAATGCTGAATTTGCCGCTGTTCTTAACATTCCTGTTAGTGCGGCTATCACCTGTGTCAAACCTGAAGGAACTGTCTCTCAGCTTACTGGCACTGCTTCTGGTATTCATCCTCAGCATGCTCAGTATTACATTCGTCGGGTTCGATCAGACAATAAAGACCCTATTACTGACTTTCTTAAGTCCCAAGGGTTCCCCGCTGAGCCTTGCTTTATGAAGCCTGACAGCACCACTGTCTTTAACTTCCCGATGAAGGTTGGTGATGGTGCTGTGCTGCGAGATGATATTGATGCTATTACACACTTGAAGCTCTGGCTTGCATTCCAGCGCTACTGGTGTGAACACAAACCCTCGGTCACTATCTCTGTTAAGGAGCATGAGTGGCCTACGGTTGGTGCATGGGTGTGGGAACACTTTGATGAAATCACTGGTGTTTCTTTCCTGCCCTACGATGGTGGTACGTATCGACAGGCTCCTTATGAGACTATTGATGCTGCTACTTATGAGGAACTGTTCAAGAAGATGCCAGTAGGTATTGATTGGGACTTGTTCCGAGAAGGTACTGATAACGTTGAAGGCGCTCAGATGCTTAACTGCACTGCCGCTGGAGGTTGTGAAATCTGATGAAGACAGTCTACACAAAGGATAATTGTCCTGCCTGTGTGACTCTGAAGGCTTCCCTGGCTAAGGCTGGGGAGGCCTTTCAAGAGGTCAAGATTGGTAGAGACATCACTCGTGAAGAGTTCATGGATAAGTTCCCCACTGTGCGAACTGTTCCATATGTGGTAGAGGATAACCAAGGAGCATAATGAGTACGATTCCTGCCAAGAAAGAGACAGCTAAGGAAAAGCAGTCCAACAGTTTGAGGTTGAAGCTGGATGACATGGCAGTTATCCGTCCCAAGACAGACAAACAAAAGGAGTTCTTTGAGGCTTATCAGCGTGGTGATTACTTCATGGCCCTGCATGGTGTTGCAGGCACAGGTAAGACCTACATTGCACTGTATAAGGCCTTGGAAGAGGTCATGGATCGCTCTAATCCATTCCATAAGGTGACTATCATCCGGAGTGCTGTGCAGAGTCGTGATATGGGATTCTTACCCGGTGACATTGATGAGAAGATGGACGTATACATACAACCCTATCGACAAATCTGTAGTGATCTGTTCAAGCGTAAAGATGCTTGGGATCGCTTAGAAGAGCAAGGGCATGTAGAGTTTGTCTCTACCAGTTTCATCCGAGGAACTACTTTTACGCATAGCATCCTGATTGTTGATGAAATGCAGAACATGAACTTTGAAGAACTTGATACCATCATTACTCGCGTTGGTGATAAATCAAAGATCATCTTCTGTGGTGACTATCGACAGACAGACCTACGCAAGAAAGATGATAAGTCTGGAATCTTGAAGTTCATGGACATTGCTAAGCGTATGTCTGAGTTCTCTAGGTTTGAGTTTACCATTGAAGATATTGTTCGTAGCTCTCTGGTTAAGAACTATATCGTTGCCAAGACCCACTATGAGGATGCACAATGAACAAATACATTGTAAAGTATGTTCTTCCGCAATATCTGGAAGACAGGCGATATCTTACAGATGAAAAAGATGTACCAAGCCTTATTGTAAAGCTCTTAGGCCTTGCCAGGGAAGAGCACAATATAGAAATGGACGAGCGAGGATATGTTGAGATTCGTCCTACCACAATGCAACATTGGGATGCACAATGATTACACAGTTTAGCTGGTCAAATGGACTTGTGCTAGGGATTACTAGCAACACTGCCTATACCTTCAATGATAAAGGTGATGTGTTGGGAGAGGTTCCTAGTGTGATTCTTTACCTTGGATTCTTTCAACTAGCTCTCGTGTTCACGTAAGCAACAAAAAAGCCCCGATGGAGGTGACTCCAAAGGGGCTTTATTATTTATTGTTCTAATTGTTTTCTACAGCTCATCAAGGCTTGTCTGAGGATGTCTGCTTTGGCAGCTTCCCCGATAAGAAATTCAGCATCCTGTCGGTATAGTTGTTCTCCAGTGCTTCCTGTTCCTGTGCTGATAGGGGCAGGATTACTTTCTTTGGAGGGTTCAGGGGCTGTGGTAGGTCTTTGGGGACGCTGCTGCAACCCTGCAACAATACTAGCATGACGCCTGTTAAGAGTACGTATCGCATCTTCCTTGTCCTTTTGTATCTTCACTACTGCTGCTTTGTGAGCCTCATCTTTGTCCTGAGCATTCTTCTCAATCTGTGCTTTATACAGGACTAGCTTCTTATTCTCTTTGTCAGCACTATATTGGTAGACAAACACCAGAGATACTATCCATGCAACTGCAATGGCTAGATACTTAATCTTGTCCAATACACTTAGCATATTCTCTCTCCCTTCGGTTAGTCAGTCCCTTTAATGGCTTACCTTTAAACTTATCCCACTTCAGAATCTCTTTACAAGCTCCTTCGTAGTCATAAGCGTTGAGCTTCTTAGCCAAGGTAGACTTACAGAAGGCTCCCTCACCAATGTTGTATGTGAGAGACACATAAGCATCAAACTCATACTGGTGCATTGGCACAGGAGCACATCTTTTGACTGCTGCTGCGAACTTATCTGTATCCTTCAACAGCCTCACTAAAGCCCTCTCAGGTGTGATGGTGTCCCCCATCTTAACTCCCTCAGTGGTGCCAAAGCCTATTGTAGGAACATCCCCAGGCACAGGGATCATTGCTTTAGGAGTGAAGTGTTCCTCCAGTGCAATACCTACTAAGACACTAGCTGAGAGGTATAGTGAAGCTATTGATAGGCGATTCATAGTCAGTCCTTACCTGCTACATCCTTATAGATAGTATACAGTTTATGTGCAATCATTAACACAGTGTAAATCAGGGTAGCCCATAAAAGAATCTCAGATACTTGATACCCCGCTACAGTTGCTAGAGAGACTGTCACAGGAGCAGCAGACTTAGCTGCCATAGCTCCCATTGTCTCAGAAGTTGTCTGCATTGTTCCTGACATTATTGAATCTCCACACCCATCATCTTAAGTTGCTGTAACGCCTCTTCAGGCGTAATCTGCGGAGCTTGCATATCCTGCTGTGTCGTATCTGTAGGCTGAGTAGTATCAACCATAGGGCCAACACGAGGCGCAAACTTAGCAGCAGAGTCACCCAAGCGAGTGACAACATTAGTCAGTTTCTTGACTGTTGGTGTCTTCTGAGCTTCTGCCATGGCTTTAACTGTGTCCTTATTGAAGATGACATCAGCAAAAGCATTAGGAGTGGCAACAATGTCACGAGACAGAGTAAACACTTCCTTTAACAGGTTAGCAAGCTGAGACTGAGCACCAATACCGCGAGTGCCTGCATAGACATCACTGCCTGTAATGCCGCCACCGGTCTTAGCAGACTCACTCTTGACAACCTTACGCATGTACGTAAGAGCAGCCAAAGCATCTGCCTTGTCTTGTGCGTTTGTGAACAAGAAATCAAAGTCCCCCTTCTTCTTGCTCAACTCAGTCAGTGCTGTTTGAATAGTAAACTCAGGAGCACCCTCAGCAGCACCAGCAGCCTTTTCAGAAGCCTTCTGCAGAATCTTATTGAACTGATATCTACGAACAGTATCAAAGATAGCAGCACCATCGGGACTGTTCTGGAGCACTTGAGCCAAGAATAAACGCTCACTGGGCTTAGCAGCAGACAGTTTAGCAACGACATTCTCAGGTGTCAGTGCAGATGCTGTTTCAACATCAAAATACTTAGTCAAAGGACGATTAGAATACTCTTCGATCTGAGCTAAGTTATTTTTGAAGTTGTCTCGTGCAGCCTTGAGCTTTTCTGCTCCAGGAACACCTTGACTGATGGCATCATCAAGAGCCTGTCGAAAGCCGTTTAAGACACTGATTGCAACACCCTTTGCCTGACCAGGAGCAACACCTTCAAAGATATTGCCCTTACCAAAGTCAGCCTTACCAGAGTAAACTGCTTCACTCCAAGCAGATAAGTTCTTCTGTAACCGATCAATATCAATATCACGGACACCAGCAGGAACAGCAGGAGTAATAGATACAGCGGCAGGCTGTCCTGTCGGGCCTAAGATCGTAGAAGGAGTGACCTTGGCAGGAGTAGCTGGAATCTCATACTCATCCTTAATCTTAGAGATAGCAGACTTGAGAGATTCAAAGCCAGGAGTCTCAGGAGGAATGCGACTAAGCCAGCTATCAACA